GTAGGAGTTTTGATAGAAGCTATAAAAGACCAAAACAAAAGAATAGATAATCAACAAGAAGAAATAGATTGTTTAAAAGAAATAATAAAGAGTAAATAATATGGCATTGAAATTTTCTGAAAGACAAGAAATAACTAGACAGTTAAAAGAATTCTTTGAAGTATCTGGTGGTGGCATATCTATAACAAATGATGTTGCCAACCGATTATTGACTGCTGGTGGTGACGGACAATCAGTTATTGGACAAGTTAACTTAACTTTTAACGGAACACAATTAGATTTAACGGGCAATGCTGTTGTTACTACAAATGCTGCAAGTAATGCTCCTATTTTAGATGTTTTTAACTCAAGCACAAGTTCTTCTGCTAAACCTATGATTAGAGTAGGTAATAACGCTCTTGCTGCATTAGAATTATATAGAGTAGGTGATTCATCTACAACATATATAAATGCTAATCAAAGTGGTAATGGCGTATTAACTCTACAAACAGATACTTCTTCTCGTTTAACTATTGAATCAAGTGGAAATATTGGTATATATGATTCAACATCAACTACTACAGATTTTTATTGGGATGCTGCGAATTCTAAGTTAGGTATCGTTGGTGATGGTGGTTCTGTCTTAACCTCTCCAAAATCCGCGGTGGATGTTCGTGGTAGTTTAACTCTTGGCGAAGCTCCTTCTAATAGTATTTTAAACACTAATGAGTTTGGCAAAATAGAGTTTTACAGTTATGATAATAGTTTGAATTCATCGGGTGTTACATCCAAGGTAGTAAACATTGCAACATCTGACTTTTCGGCATCAAATAATAATCATCGACTTGGTTTTTTTATTAATGATGGTTTAACCACTACTGGAACTCTTCAAGAGCGATTGAGTATATTACAAAATGGAAATGTTGGCGTAGGAACGGAATCGCCATCAGCCGCATTGTCTGTGCAATACAACCCTGCTACAACTAACGGATTTGAGTTAATCGACAGTAGAGACATAAACTGCAGAGTGGGATTTTTGGCATCGGGTGGCGCACTCGGAATCTATACGTCCACAATCGGCAGCTTTTCGTCTTCAAATTTAGCTATCGCTGTTGATACATCCCAGCGCGTCGGCATCAATACGGGTTCACCAACACACACGCTTGACGTAAACGGTAGTGTACAGATAGAGCGAAATGGTGCGTCTCCGTTGTTGCGATTTACAGACACCTCGTCGTCCTCGCGTTGGATCGGCATACCCGACGGCTCCAGTAGATTCGCAATTTACGGCACTAATGGGTTGACCGAGGAATTTGTGCTTTCTGGCGGTAACGTTGGCATAGGAACGACCTCGCCATCTTCATATTCTGCATACGCTCGCAATTTAGTCGTTGCTTCAAGTGGTAATGGTGGGGTGACGATAAAATCTGGAACAACTTCTACGGGTAATATCTTTTTTGCGAACGCTGAAGCATCTACCTCAAACAATGGCGTAATCCAGTATAACCACAACACTAATGAGTTTAGATTTGACAATTACGGAACCAATCAGTTTTACAGTTTTAATATACAGAACAGTGAAAAAATGATAATAACTAGTGCTGGCCATGTTTTAATAGGGTTAACATCAAATGTTGGTTTTGGAGGGTCAGATAAACAGTTATTAATAAATGGAACCACTAACTCAAGATTAGAATTTGGTGTCGGTGGCGCTCAGTTAGGTGGATTATATGCTAATGCTGATAAAATGGTTGTTTACACTTCTGGACAAGATTATCTTGAATTTGATACAAATAGTATTGAAAGAATGAGAATAGATAGCGCTGGCTCAATATTTATGGGAGGAAATCATTTATCATCAACACCCGGAAATGCAATTGTAGCTGCTCCTTATGGATCTGGAACTGATATTGATGGTGGGGATTTTAATATATACGCTGGTCGCTCTACAGGAACAGGAGCTGGTGGTGATATAATCTTATACACATCTCCTGCAGGTGTCTCAACAGGAAGCGGTATAAATGCTCATATTGAAAGGATGAGAATAACTAGTGATGGTAAGGTTGGCATTAATGTGGACCCAGCCCGTCAATTATCAGTTTTGGGTGAGGGAAATGCTACTGTCGCAACTATTATAACTCCATCTACAAGTGGAGGTAATTTCGGCATATTAGATTTAAAAAGACAAGACAATGCAGTTAATTCTTCTATAGGTGTTCGTTTTAGTCACGGAAACAGTGCGAATGTAACTAACGATATAGAATATGGTTTCATAGGTGGTGGTATAGAATGTCCCGCTGCCGGTTCAGAAAAGGGGTTTTTAAATTTTGCAGTTGGGCCTGGGCGAGCAGAACATATGAGAATAACTGGTGATGGTAACGTTGGCATTGGCACTGATATGCCCGGTTCTGTTTTGGATGTAAGAGGCGGAAATGTTCGTATTGATGGCGGTAGTGTTACCGATAGACAGTTATACTTTAGAAATCAATCCACAGGCACAGTGGGTGGTAGTATTAGAAGTGATCAAACATTAAGTTTATTTGCTGGTGTTGGCGGTTCACCAAACCAAGCGGTAACAATAGAAAGAGAAACATTATATACTGGTATCGGTATTGATAACCCCACACATAGATTGCATGTAAATGAATCTACAGGAGAATTACTTAGATTACAGGGTTGTTTAAATTATAATTACGACATTACAACAAAAAGTACTGGTTATCATTTTGATCACGAAATAGGGTCAGGCAATGCTACATTTTCTTGGTCTAGTAGTTCTAATGGTGAGATGATGAGAATTGACCAAACTGGATTGGGTGTGGGTACTAATGATATAAACACTAAGTTGCACATTAGTGGAGATTTTGACGGTTCTTCTAATTATGGAGGAAACAACCCAAACAAAGGTATACTAATAGAAAAAAGAAGTGGTATAGGAAGTGATTATAGTATTAATGACGCATTCGGAATAGATTTTACTTCTTCATCAAATGCTGCACTGACATATCCAGTTGCTGGAATATATGCTGTAACTAAAGATGTTGCTTCTTATAACGGTGGTGAATTACATTTATTGACAAAGTGTAATACTGATGCTACTTTACAATCAAGAATGATGATAAATAGGGGTGGTAATGTCGGCATAGGCACGAATGTGCCAGATACTTTACTTCATATTTCTGGAAGTGGCAATATTGTAGGTAAGGTTGTTTCTACGAACGCAGCGGCTGTTTTGCAAGCTGATTCTGTATCTACCGAATCTTCAATATTATATTTTACTACAGCCGGATCTCAAGCTTGGAAAATTCAAAAAGCTCCTACTACTGGTAATTTAGAAATAAGAAACTCAACTGACTTAACAAAATTTGCTATATTGGATAATGGTAATGTCGGCATCGGCCAAAATTCTCCGGAAGTTCTTCTTGATGTTAGAAAAGATGAAACTGTAAGTTTTGCACCTAATAGTGACCAAAGAATAAGAGCACAAATTGTTGCTAGAAACAATAATGAAACTGCAGAAAATTTCTCTAGTATTAGCCTTGTTACAGGAGGTGGCAATCAATCTGAGTGGTCTATCAATAATGTTTATAAATCTGCTTATAATGGCGATTTAGCTTTTAAAACAAGAGCTGGTGGGGGTGTATCCGATTGGCGTGAAAGAATGAGAATAACCAATGCTGGTTATGTCGGCATAGGTGTTGTTCCTACATCTAAACTTACTGTATATTCTCAATGTGGTTCTAATACTACCGGAAATAGCCTAGCTACAGATTTTGCTCAACCAGCAGCTAGTGGTGCTGTAACTTGTTACTGTAGGAATTTATGGTTTGGCTCAAATATAGTTTGTATGCCAGCAGCAGTTACAGATAGTGGATATAGAATAGGAACTCAAATAGAACACTTTATAAATACTTCAGCATTTGCGGGTGTATTAAAATCAAGTAAAGCTATCTGGTCAAGAGTTGGAACATATACTGGAGCTACTGGTAGAATATGTTGTGCGGTTGGAGTTCACGCTGAAGTTCTAATTTCTGGTAATACTACTATTAATAAACCTTATGGCTTCTTTCAAACGATTAATTTGGTAGATGGAGCAACAGAAAGCACAGCAAATGTTAAAAACTATTTTCAAAGTAGAATAGTTCAAGGCCCAACTTGTGATGCACCTGCAGCATGTCTTTATGTAGCTGGAACTTCATCTCCTACAACTGATGGGTGGATAGCTAGATTTGACGGAGGGACAACGACTCCTTATTGCAATAGATATATGCTTCTTAATAACACTTATACTGGTAGTAGTTATGATGCATTACCAATAGTTTGGCAAACAAACTCTAATGGAAGTAATTGTAAATCTCATGCTGCAATTTATGTTTCTTCAGATGGAACTATGCAATTTAGAAACGCTTCTTCTAATCCTGCAGAACTTGGAACATCATCTTCAATAATAAGTTGCACTGCTGAGAGAATGAAAATAAGTGCTGTTGGTAATGTTTCTGTAAATGACACATATAATACCGCGTTTATGAACACTGCTACTGCAGGAAAATATATTGGTGTGGCTTCTAATAACAACGATGCTTTGTTTATAGCTCACTCTTCTGGTCAAGGTGTTGGTTATTTTGGTTATGATTATAGTGCTGATAGATTGATTATAGCTACTGATAACGGTGGTGGTAATAACTCTATACAATTTTCAGTTAACGCAGGCGCTACAAGTGATGGAACTGCCGATAATCTTGCGAGCGCAACCGCCGCTATGACAATAGATGCATCTAGTAATGTTAGTATAAGTTCGGGCTATCTTCAAGTTTCTGGAAACCCAAGTGCAGGTGTAATTTCCACAAATGGAAACGGATCTATTGGGGGTTTAACCGTTAATGGGTTATTTATGTATGGTAAAGGATCTGCTTATGATGTAGCATTGGCTAATGCTGGAACTAACGTTGCATTAGCTATACCAACAGGAACAACAAACATTTGTATAACCAACACGCTTAATGTTGGTAGTAATATAACAGCAGCTGGTGATATTACTTCATCATCTGATTGTAGGTTAAAAAGTAATATCACTTCTATAGATTGTGCTATATTTATTGTAAATAGTCTTTGTGGTAGAAGATACATAAAAGACGATAAACCTTCTATTGGTGTGGTTGCTCAAGAGGTAGAGAGTGTTTTACCAGAGGTTGTTCATGGTGGTGATAAAGAAGATGACTTTAAATCTGTATCGTATGGTAATATAACCGCGGTATTAATAGAAGCCATAAAAGAACAACAAAAACAAATAGATTATTTAAAAGAAGAAATTAATATATTAAAATCTAACATATAAAGGTTTAGTAGGAGATTTAAAATATGGCTGGTAAAGTTGAAGGAATAACAGTATGTGCTAGCAGTTGTATGGTTAGCGGCAAAACCACTCCAGTTAACGCAAACGATGTTGCAACAAAATCATATGTAGATAGTTCTGCCGCTGCCGCTGGATCAACATCTCCTCAAATACATTTTTTAGTTGTTGGTGGTGGTGGTGGTGGCGGTAACAATCTCAATTCCGGCGGAGGTGGAGGTGGAGGAATATGGCAGAGTTCGGATTTTTTAACCCCTGGTTCATCTAATGAAATGTATATATCTATTGGCGCTGGTGGTGGAGCTGGTGCTGGCACTTTTGGTAGAGGTGGATATGGAGGAAATACTTTTTTTTGGAAGGGGACTGTATCAGGTGGTGGTGGTGGCGCTACTGAGACTTGTTTTATAGGAACACCAGGAGCTTACGCTGGAGGAACTCGATGTAATGCAGGTTGGCGACAATCTTCAGGTCCATTTGGGACAGCAGCTTTTAGCCACGACGCTATAGAGAATAATTACACTCAGCCAAGAAGAACCAACCGATATGAAATAAATGCGCCGACACTTGCCTGGACAAATCCAGATGGTAGTTATACTATTAGTTCAACTTCTTGGGCTAACCAAAATGGACCTCAGGGTATGTCGGGATTTCAGGATACTATTGGTTCTGGTGCTGGACCATCTTCTACTGGTCTTAACTACAGCAATCCAGATAATCCACTCAGAGCTAGTATTAATGGATTATTTTATTCTGGTGGTGGCGGTGGCTACGGTGGGGTTACGGTATCTGCAAACACTGGCAATGGGGGGTATGGCTGCGGCGCAGGTGGAGCTCCCGGAAATGGTGGATCTGGAATTGTTATAATAAAATTTGATTCTTCTATTACAGTTAGTGTTGGAGGTGGATTAACTAGTTCTAGTATTTCTAGTGGCGGATACTGCACTTATTGCTTTACAGCTGGTGCTGATGATATATCATTTTCTGGCGTTTAAATATAAAAATAAAAGTATATTATTTTAAAAAATGGGGATTAAATATGGCTGGTAAAGTTGAAGGAACAACAGTATGTGGTAGCAGTTGTATGGTTAGTGGTAAAACAACTGCGACTAATACAAATGATGTTGCAACAAAATCATATACTGACACTGTTTTAGCATCTGCTGGATCAACATCTCCTCAAATACATTTTATAGTTGTTGGTGGTGGTGGCGGCGGTGGCAGTGACCAGGAATTCGGGGTAGCGAAGTGGAATGGAGCAGGTGGTGGTGGAGGAATATGGATGAGCTCAGATTATCTTGTTCCAGATTCTCCTAATTGGATGTTTATATGTATAGGGGCTGGTGGAGCTGCTGGAAACAATAGCAAAGGGTTTAGAGGTGGTCAAACATTTTTTTGGAAAGGATTAGTAGCGGGTGGTGGTGGAGGTGGTGCGTTATATTGGGGGAACGGACTTGGCATAAGTGGGGCTTATGGTGGTGGTAGTTCATGCAATTGCGCATACAGAGGCGCAAGCGGCTTACAAGGGTCGCGATATATTGGTATGGAAAACGTAGATGATAATCAGAATGCCAATAGATTTTCCGACCAATATGACTCGGCCTCTACAGTACATAGTTGGGTTAATCCCGATGGTAGTTATATTTATGGACCAACCTCTGTTAATATGGTAGGTGGTGCATATCTTACTAATGAGAACTCTATAATGGGTGGTGGCCCTGGTCCAGTAAGAGGTACATGGAACACTAATACTTGTAATGGAATTAAGGGATGGAATGGTGTTTGGTATTCTAGTGGCGGTGCTCATCGCACAACAGGAACGTCCGTTCCTGCAAACACTGGTTGTGGTGGATATGCACGAGGAGATACCTCTTCAGATACTCCAACTGCAGGTTCATCTGGGGTTGTTATAATAAGATTTGATTCTTCTATTACAGTTAGTGTTGGAGGTGGATTAACTAGTTCTAGTATTTCTAGTGGCGGACAATGCACTTATTGCTTTACAGCTGGTGCTGATTGTATAAGTTTTTCTGGTGTTTAAATTTAAATATGAAGGAGTATATAAAATGGCACATTATGCTTTATTAGATAACAAGAATATGGTTGTTAATGTAATAGTTGGAAAAGATGATGAAAGTGAAGATTTATATAGTGAGAAAACAGGTCATGTAGCTAAGAGAACATCTATTAATACATATGGAGGAGAACACATTTTTGGTGGCGAACCATTTAGAAAAAATTATGCCAGTATAGGTTATTTTTACGACCCTACTCGCGATGCTTTTATTCCTCCACCAGAATATAAAGATTTAACACTTAATGAAGAAACTTGTCGATGGAATAATATTGCTATGCCATCAGAATTTGTAAATAATGAGAATATCTTGTCTTGGTTATGGTTAATAGAAACTAATACGTTCTTAGTTTATTTAAGAGAAGACGAATTTGATATAATCGGTTCTTACCGTGAATGGGATGGAAGTAATTGGATTGATACTGATAAAATTTACAGTATTGAAGATGCAAAAAGAAGAGCTCAGGCTGCAAGATATTTTAACGATTTTATAAGAAATATTATAACAACTTAATATATTGAAAAATAATAAATATGTTTTAATAGAAACTTATGGTAATTGTTTATATAAAACAATAAAAAAAGATAAAAAAATAATAGGGTTAAAGATATTTAAAAAGGAAGATATAGATTATGAAGATCTTGTTGTTTTTCAAATAGGAAGTAATTTAAAATATAATATAAAGAAAATAACGAGAAAGGAAAATGAAAGTTTTTATGACTTAAGATATAAAATACCAAAAAAAATTATACCACTGATGGAAATGTATGACTATAAAGTCCCAGAAAATAACTTTTTAGTAACTTCTGATTTTGAATATGATAAAAATATAAAAATAATTCATTTTGATTACATAAAATTTTTGGTAAAAAAAGATAGTTTATAAATAAAAAAGCTTTTATTAATATATTATATATACTATAAAAGCAGGCTATTTATGAACCAAAATAATCAAGTAAGAATAACTGAAACTGATAAAGTTTATATGTTAATACTAGCTGGTGGTATGGGAGCTAGAATAATACAAACAACATTTATCAGATCTTTAATTAATTTAAGAAAAAAAGAAAAGAATAACTATCCTATATTAGTGATAGATAATAGTATTATAGGACACATGGTATCAGCTGCCATGTCTGGCCAGAATGTATATGGTGTACAAATACCAGAGTCACCAAATCAATGGCCACACGATCCGGGTGTTATACCTATAGAAGATGGATTTGAACACGGAATATATTTAGATAGTTGGCGTGCACAAAATCAATTCTTTAATCGTGATGAAAACATAATTCCAAAACTTATAAAAAATAATATTGATAGAGTATATTCTATAGAGTATGGATTTAGTTTAACTAAGTTAATTACTCAGCATAGATATAAGAATGATCCTAATTCATTTATATGTAATTTATACTCTAAATCTATGGCTACACCATTAGATTATGATGGAGGTTTTCCTCTATTAAAAATAAATCAACAACATCCAGAAGTTTCTAAGATTATAAATGGTTGTAATAAACCAATAGTATTAGTGCACTTAGGAGTAGATAGAAATCCTCATGAGTTAATGTCTGGTATAAATTATAGAACTCATAAAGTGTGGTCACTAAAACAATGGGGTGATTTAGCAACTAAGTTAAAAAACAAATATTCATTTGTACAAGTTTATGCAAATGAATATAATCCAGAGATACCAAATATTCAAAGTATTAGAGTAGATAATTTAAATCCAGTATTACAAATATTACAATCTCCAAAATGTAGGATGTTTTTAAGTATTGATAATTATCTACCACATTTAGCAGCTACATTGTTTCCTTCTATAAAGAGAAGAGGTGTTGTATTATGGGGTAGTGTTTCACCTTATGTTTGGGGTTGGAAACATAATATTAATATATGGAATAAGAACTCTTGTGATCAAAATGATTTAGGTTGTTGGAGGCCAAATATGTTTGATCAAGATCGGAATGGAAAACTATGGGTTTGTCCATCTTATAGTTGTATGAAATCAATAACAACAGAACAAGTTATTAATAATATGAAAAAATTAGAAGAAATAATTTCAAAAGATAAATCTAAACAAACTAACACGGTGATGTTATAATGAAAAATGTTTATGTATTAGGAATGAATTGTGGGCATGATGGTAGTGTTTCATTAGTTAAGAATAACAGACTTGTTGGCTTTATAGCTATTGAAAGACTTACCAGAAATAAGAAAGAACGCGGCGTTACTAAAAATGCTATCAAGTATCTTTTGAATAAAGAAGGAATTAAATTAAAAGATATTAGTGTAGCAGCAATAACAAATTGGTTTTGGGATAGAAATATGGAAGGTAATGAATTATGGGATAAATCAGTTGAAGATTTTTCTGTTGTAAATGAAAATGGTGTAGAGTATACATTTGAAGATTGGCAACAGTTTTATCAAAACACTGGTATGGTTGCTATGGGTATGCATACATTACAGATAGGTGAACAATCATTACCATGTTTATTTGTTGATCATCATTTTTCACATTGTGCGTCATCTTTTTATCTTTCACCTTTCAAAGATGCAGTTTCTTTATCTGTTGATTTTGCAGATAATATGGGTACATCACACTCAGTATATTACTTCAATCATTCACAACGTGAATACAGATTAATCCGTAGAGGGGGTGATTTTGACATAGGTAGCTTTTATGGTTCTATGTGTGATTACTTAGGTTTTTATCCATCTTTGACGGATGCTGGCAAGGTTATGGCTTTGTCAGCATTTGGTGAGGTAGATAATGAAATTGTTGATGGATTATCCTGGCCAGATGTAAAGAGAATTGGTCAATTATATCATGGAGATATATATGCGTCACTAATACATAGGGGTGGTGCAAAAATAACTCCAGAAAGAAGAGTTTTTTATCCTCAACTAAAAGGAGAAGGCGGTATACCAGATAAAAATTGGTTGGATAAAAAGGATTGGAATAAAAAAAATAATAAGACTATTGCAGCAAACACACAATATATTTTAGAAAAATCAATGATTAATATGATTAGAGAGATAACATCTAATTTTAGGGCTACAAAAAACATATGTCTTTCTGGTGGAACTACTTTAAATTGTGTTTGTAATGGTGTTTTGCAAAAAGAATTTCCAGATTATAATTTTTATATTTTACCTGCACCCGGTGATGATGGATTAGCAATTGGAGGAGCTTTATTTATTTCTCATCAAATCAAATTTAATAAACAAGATGAAGTTTATTTTGAATATACAAAGAAACCAAAAATTGTTTATTCTACTATTGATACTTTTGAAGGTGGAAGAAAATATAGTAATGAAGAAATAGAAAAATCATTATCTAATACTAAATTGAAGTATGAAAAATTAGATGATATTGATATTGTTAATAAAATAGCTAAAGACATATCAGATGGTAAGATTGTTGCTTATTTTGAAGGTGGTTCAGAGATAGGACCAAGAGCTTTAGGACATCGTAGTATTCTTGCAGATGCTCGTAATAAAGATATGAAGGATAAACTAAATAAGAACGTAAAACATAGAGAAGAGTTTAGGCCTTTTGCTCCTATGGTATTAAAAGAAAAAGTGCATGAGTGGTTTGATGTAGAAGAAGGATATGAGTCACCATTCATGTTATTTAGTCACAAATCAATTAGGGGTAGTGATATACCTTCTGGTGTTCATATTGACGATTCTGGAAGACTACAGACCATTACAAAGGACAATGGTAAGTTATATGATATCATCAAAAGTTTTGATGAGTTAACCGGAGTACCTGTGATTATAAATACATCATTTAATGATAAGGGTGAACCTATTGTTGAAACACCAGAAGATGCTGTTAAGTGTTTTTCTAATACTCAAATTGATGTGTTGGTTATGGAAGGATTTTATGTTACTAAATAGCATTGATCAATATGATACAATTATAATTGGTTTTGGTGCTCACACAATAAAGAATAGGTGTGTTGAACAACTAAAACCATTATTTGAAACTGGTAGGATAGATGCGTTTGTAACCAATGGAGCCTCTGTATTACATGATACAGAAATAGCTCTTAATGATGATACTAGTGAAGATGTTAGATCTTCTATCAAAGAAGGTAATTTTGGTTGGGGAAGAAGTTCTTGTTCTGAGTTAAATAATTTTATAAATGATGTAAGTAGTGATTCTCTTGGTTTGTTGATTTCTAACTTTATAGGTTGGAAGGGTAAATATAGAGATAAATCTGTTTTTTGGCATGCTCACCAAAACAATGTTCAGCCTATTGTATCTATAGGTATAGGACATGATATATTTCAAATGTATGGAAATTTTGATGCGGCAGCTTGGGCTGCAGCTTCATACAATGATTTTATGAGATTATATAAAATAATATCAAAAGCTAAGAGGGGTTTGTTTGTTTGTGTTGGTAGTAAAGTTTTTGTTCCTATGGTTGTAGAAAAAGCTTATTCAATTGCTAAACATGAAAATAGCACATGTGTTTTTGATAGTTTAGTTTGCGATTTATTTGATTTGGAAAATGTCGATGGTTCAGAGTATACTAATAAAGATGTAAATAAAGTAGGTTATTACGAACGTCAACTAAAAACTTTTGGTAGAATATCCGAAAACATAGAGTATCTAAGAATAGATAATAGAAATATATATCAGAGGATGTATGAAGAGATTACACATAATAGGTGAATCATTTATAGATAGATATACTTTTATGCAATCAAATAGGGTTGATCCTGCAACAAAAGTACCTGTTATATCAGATAAAGAAAAAGTTGATGTAGATGGCGGAGCTGCTAATCTTGTTTCTCATTTAAAGAGTATATTTTTTAAAAATAATTTTATAAATAACAGTAGTTATTATCACATAGAATTTTACACTAATGAAAAGAAACCTATAAAAGAAAGGTTTTATATAGACCATAAGCCAATGTATAGGTTTGATCATGGTGATAAAGTAAAACATGATCGAAATATGATTAGTAATATGATAGATGAAATAAGAGAAGGTGATTATGTTATTATATCAAACTATCATAAGGGATTACTAAGTGATTATGACATATATGATATATTAGATGTGTGTAAATTACGTAAAGTTATTACATTCGTAGATACAAACATAGTTAGTGAAGAATATTATGGTTGTGATTATCTTAAGATAAATGAAAAAACGTTAATTGAATACGAAAATAATTTTAATCAAGATATAAAAAATCATTTTGGCAATGTTATTGTTACTATGGGTATAAACGGATACAAATATTATGGAGATAACTTTATTTTGCAAAATGGAGATAATCACAACAAATATGATTTTATAGATAGTATTGGTGCTGGCGATGCATTTTTTGCTTCATTAATATACAATATTATTACTGAAACCAATATTTATGAGAGTTTAAATAAAGCTGACAATTATGCGGCTGAAAGTTGTAAAAAATTAGGTACAATTAATATTTAACATTAAACAAGGAGTTATATTATGTCAATAAGTAAGGAAAATTTAATTGAAAAGAGAGAAGAAGCTCTTAGGACAGTAACAGAGATTAATAGATTATTAAGTCAAAAGCAACAAGAAGTTTCTAATCTTTCTCAATCTCTAACATTAAATCAAGGTGCATTATATCAAATTAATGCATTGTTAGAAGAGTTAGGTGTTGATTTGACACAATTGGATCAAGAAGCGTCTATTGAAGAAGAAACTCAATTTGTTGAAGCAGAACAAGGTGTTGAACAAGTCGATGATCTTTAAAAAATAATTTATCAAATATTATTTTGCTGAAAAAAGAAGTATATTTATATTAGAAGTATAAGGTTTTTTTGTATAGCTATAAATATACTTCTTTTTATTTTTAGAGCAAAACTTGTATATCTTACATAATATTTGTCATTCAGACAATAAAAATATACAATTGAATATTAATTAACATTATTTCTTGGAGAGTATTAATGGCTCAAGTATTTGTATCTCCTGGCGTATATACACAAGAAATTGATGATACATTTCGTGCTCCTGGCGCGGGTGCTATTGGTGCAGCTGTTATTGGGTTAACTGATAAGGGTGAAGCTTTTAGGCCTATTAATGTAAATAACTTTAGTCAATTTCAAGAAAAGTTTGGTGGATTATCACCAACTAAATATACACCATATGCCGCTCAAAATTATTTGAGAAATGGTTCAAATTTGAAAGTTGTTAGAGTGTTGGGTAGAGGAACTACCAACGTTGGTAATGTAGTTGTTGCTGCATTTAATCTTGCGGATGGTGCACAAACCATCGGTTTCTCAGAAACAGCAGGCGCAGCTAGAATAGGTGCTATATTTAGACAAAGAGTTACTAATGTAAGTGACGATTGGCAGATAAGTGGTTCTTATGATAATTTTAGTCTTGTTAAAGCTAATGGCACTGAAGACGCTGTTACAAACGCAGGTGTTTCTGGTAATATTATAGCTCAATATGCTGTAAGTGGACTATCACTTATAAAATCATCACCTAATTATGTTAAGAAAGTTATGGGAACTGATCCACAGCAATCATATGCTGGTGAATTGCTTCCCGATCTTTATGTTGATGCTGTTTTTGATTATGATGTTTCTTCTTTGGAAGGTGATATTAGTGGTTACACATCAGCTACTGCAGATGATACAGGAACAGCTGGGTTGAGTGATGATGTAGAGGGTGGTTTTTCAGTTTCTCAAACACCTTGGATAATCTCACAGAACTATCTTGCAAGTACTTATAAACTTTTTAAGATTTATAGTATTGGACATGGAACAAACGAAAATAGTAATTTAAAGATTTCTATTACTAAGGTAGATACATCAGCTACAGCATATCCTACATTTAATCTTGTTGTTAGAGATTTTGGTGACAGCGATAAAGAAGCTGTTGTAAGAGCTTCCTATGATTCTCTTACATTAGATCCATCCAGTAAGAATTATATTGGTAAGGTTATTGGAACAACTTCACCTTCTTATGATTTTTCAACAAACCCACCAACAATTACATTTGATGGTGAATATCCTGTATCTAATAATTCTTATATTAGAGTTGAAATTGGTGGTGGATTTCCAATCGACGCAAGACCACAAGGTTTTGAAGGTATTCCTAAACTATCAGTTAGTGGTATTGAAAGCGCTTCTGTATTAACAACAGTGGATGAAATACCATATAAGTCAGATCACTTGTTTGATAGCTCAGTTGACGCTGAAGTATATATGGGTGTTGATTTTGCTCAAGACGGCGTAGCAGATAGACTTAAAAAGACAGTTACTTCACCTAAAGGATATACTGATACAGATAATGGATTCTTGATTTTTTCAAATCCAAATACTGATTATGGTGGATCTACTGCTACTATGACGTTTACAAAAGTTGATATGAATGCTGCTGGAGTATCTCCTAACGTTGATAATACAACTAACCCAATCAGATTTAGTGTTCCTATGTTTGGTGGTTGGGATGGATTTGATCCAAGAGTTGATTTAAGATTAGCAGCTAATGAAAGTGGCACTAACAGTTTAAGTGCAGAATTCATTCAAGCTATTAATATTATGTCTAACCCAGATCAAGTTGATTTTAATCTATTGGCTCTTCCCGATGTTCATAGTTCAAGTGAAGGTAATATACCACAGAGAGCAATGGATATGGCTAAGTCAAGAGGTGACGCTTTTGTTCTTGTTGATCTAGCCTCTGGTAACAGTACTACAGCTGATGGTATTAACACAACTGTAGATCAAGCTGTAGCAGAAGCTAACACATATGATAATAGCTATGGTGCTACTTATTATCCTTGGGTTAAAATACCTGATGGAACAACACAAGGCGGATTACTAAATGTTCCCCCATCAGTTGTTATGATGGGAGTATATGCTTTTAGTGATAAAGTTGGTGATCCTTGGTTTGCTCCCGCTGGATTTAACCGCGGTGGTGCTTTTCCTCCTGGTACAGTACCATACAGAGTTCTAACACAAACACAGAGAGATCAGCTTTATCAAGCAAATGTTAACCCAATTGCTTCTTTTGCTAATCAAGGTGTTGTAGCTTTCGGACAGAAAACACTACAATCAAAAGCATCTGTTTTGGATAGAGTTAATGTAAGACGTATGTTGATTGAGGTTAGAAAAACAATTTCTGGTCTTTCAAGACTATTCTTGTTTGAGCCAAACACAGTTACAGTTAGAAGAAATCTTCTAACACAAGTTAACGCTTATCTATCATTGGTTCAAAGCCGTCAAGGATTAACAGAGTTCAGAGCTGTGTTGGATGAAACAACAACAACACCAGATCTAATTGATAGAAACATTATGAAGGGTAAGATTTTCTTGAAACCCACAAGTGCTGCAGAAGTTATTCTTTTTGACTTTACTGTAACACCTCAAGGTGCAACATTTGAAGAGTAATTTTGTTTTGGTGGCGATTTAATTATTGCCACCATTCAAAAATTATTGTTGTGTTGTATTTATTATATAACAACTTGATTTTGAATGGAGAATACTAATGCCGCAGCCTTTTGAAGTTAATACAATGTTAGCGGATACCTACGAACCTAAAAGGCAAAATAGATTTTTGTTTAGTTTTGCAGATCAGACTCTTCCTGCTTTTACAGCAAGAACAGCATCTCGTCCAACATACACAACAACTCCTATCGTTATTGATTATCTCAATTCTAAGAGATATCTAGCTGGTAAGAGTGAGTGGGGAACAATTGCAATGTCTCTTTATGATCCAATTGCTCCTTCTTCTTCACAGAAGGTTATGGAGTGGGTGAGACTACAACACGAAACTATTTCTGGTCGTGATGGTTACGCCGCTTTCTATAAGAAGGATATTGAACTTATCGCTCTTGATCCTGTTGGTGCTGAGATTGAAAAATGGGAACTAAGAGGTTGCTTCTGCCAAGAAGTATCTTTTGGAGAGTATGATATGGCTTCTGGTGAGGCTATGATGGTTAACATCACAGTTCGTCCAGATGATTGTATCTTGAAGTTCTAATAATTTCTTTACTTTTTTACAACTTAAATACCTCTTGTTTTTTTACAAGGGGTATTTTTGTATATAAAACTTTATATTGTTATTAAAATATAATAGTTAATTGTAAAATTTTACGAAAGGAAATAAAATGGTTGAAAAGGTTGATGATATAACACCAAAATCTGCCAGCCAAGGACCACCTTTAGAAAAGAGTGGAGAGGATTCAAATAATAAATCTGGTTTTGTTACACCAAGAGATTTTGTTCCTCTGCCATCAGAAGGTAGAATTTATCCACCAACAAGTGCCTTACATATGAAAAAAGAAGTAGAGGTTAGATTTCTTACAGCTGCTGACGAAGATATTCTAACATCACGTTCTCTTTTAAGAAGTGGAAAGGCATTAGATTACTTATTAGATAATTGTATTATAGATAAAAATATTAAATCTTCTGAGTTAATATCTGGTGATAAAAATGCCATTCTAACTTTTCTAAGAGTTACAGGTTATGGGGCAGATTATAAAACTAATATTAGTTGTCCTTCATGTGGTACAGAAATAGATCATACATTTGATTTAAGTAAGTTAGACATGAAAAAGTTAAGTATTGCTCCTGTTTTAGAGGGAGAAAATAGATTTGAATTTAAAACTCCTACAGGTGTAAGATTAGAATTTAAATTTCTTACTACTGAAGAAGATAGGGTTATTAGTGAAGCTCAAGAAAAGATTAAGAAAGCCACTAAATCACCCATTGACCAAAATGTTACAACAAGATTGAAACATCAAATTATTAGTGTTAATGGAAACGCTGATGGAACCATTATTAATCAATATGTTGACAACATGCCAGTGAGAGATTCTAGAGCTTTAAGGAAGTATATGGAAGACAACAATCCTGATCTTATAATGGAACAGGGTTATGATTGTGCACACTGTGGATATGAAGGTGAGGTGGAGATCCCTATCTCCGTATCGTTTTTTTGGCCTGACAGCTAATACACCACAGAAATACTATTCACAGATTAAACAAAGTATTTTAGAAGATATTTTCGTTGCTGTGTATTATGGTAAATTATCATTTTCTGACGCTTATAATATGCCATCTTATTTGAGAAGGTGGTGGGTTAATAAAGTGGTTGATACTATTAAAAAAGAAAATGAGAATAAGAATAAACAATAATTGAATATCCCCTCAGCATATTTTTGTGTTGAGGGGTATTTATTATATGTATATATATATATCTCGGAGATAAACAATGAAAGCCAAAAACGAAGGTATTCTTTCTTCTATCTTAAGAATGATTAGTGGTATGAGCAAAGATGAGTTTGAGAAAGCTCAGAAGGATGTAGTTAAATGGAAGAAACTTAAAAAGAAGCTTGAAAAAGGAACTCCACAGGATAGACTTCTATTAAAGAAAATACTTCTTAAGAATAAAAATTTAAAATAATATCATGGCTGATTTAAATAATCAACTCCTACAAAGAATAGCTAATTCTCTTGATCAATTAGTAGATGCAGGTGGTGGAAGTGTTTCTACTGGCTCTGCTGCTACAGAGATAGAAGAGACTGCTCGTAAGGCTGCTAACTCTATAGAAAAAGTTACCAGAGAGGTTAGTAGAAACCTTACTTCATTATCTAGACAAATACCATTAATAGGTGATGCCTTAGCTGACTCTATAAGTAAAGCTGTTGATAAAGGTGTTAGCGCTATTCTTGGGAGAACTGGTACGGGAGCGGGTGTTAAGGGGTTATTTGGTGCTATTACTGTTACTGCGGCAGCTGTAGCTAATGAATTTACTAAAATATCAAAAGCCCAAGCTGAGTTAGCA